ACGCGTCCGGCAAAATACCCGATTGGGCAGGCGCACCCCCGCCAGCCAACAGGCGAAAGCCGGGAGTGTTTCGCAGGCGTTCAGGCGCGTTTGCCCTTACTGACGCGAGAAGCTCGTCTATCTCCCGTCTACGGGCTTCAGATCGCGCGATCATCGCGTCAATATCGGCGTAGCCAGTCGAGGTTGGGGCGGCCTGCGGGTCCATAAGCGCTAGAAGTCCGCCCTTGGGGCGTCGGTTAGGCTTCCCTGATTTGCTTCTGTTGTACATCGTGAGGCCCCTTAAATTAACTTTTACTGTGGCCCAGTGCGCCGACTGCGGTTGAGCGTGTCGAGATAGGCCATGTAAGCTGCCCTCAAGTCTGGATCTCCAGACTGCAGGTAGTCCACGCGGCGCTGATTAAATGGGGCAGCGTTCGCAAAAGGAGCAGGGGGCATCCGCGAGGGGTTCTCCGGTCGGTCAAAGCGACCCGGCATCGCGACTGCGTTTGGCGCTGGAGGAGCTGTGCCGAGGCGGCGCATCATGGCATTCTTGGCTGCGAGCATAGCTGCCGTAGGCTTTCCCGGCTCGGTGTATCCCATTGGGCGCACCCCAAATGCGTTCAGCAGTCCACCAAAACGCCCGCCGAACGCGTTGGCGGAGTGTCCCATACCGCCGCCGTCAAAAATATCTCGGAAGAAACTGTAGTCCTCTTGGGGCGTCTCCCGGCGCACTATTTTTTGAGGAGGGCCAAAGATCGATTGACCAAACCCGCCGCCGTCTGTTGCGTCTCTCATAACGCCGCTGAAGCCACGGTACGGCGCTCTCTCGGGGGGCGCTGCCGGGCTGGATGCTTTGGTGGTTTTAGTCGGGGCGCTGCCGCCGGTGAAGAAGTCTAGTAATCCCATCAGGCTATCCCTTTCAGAGCGCGGCGCAGGGGCTTGCCCCACGACACGACCTTCCCGCCCAATGCCGTGGCTGCGTCAGCCGACAGGGTCAGGCACACGGCGTCAGCCAAGTCTGGTGAGGGCAGTCCACGCTTGCGCATTTCGTCTTTACCTTCGGCCTTGATTTTTCCGCTGCTCATGAAGCTATAGCGGATTGAGGTCAATTCGGCAATAAGTTGCTCGTCTTTTGGTAATTTGGACCCCCGCTGCTCCAGCCAGCCCCTCAACTTGAACCACAGCTCCGCGCGCAGGTTCAGGTACGTCCCGCCCATCGACGGGGCCTCCGACACATTCACGCCGCGTACCGGGAGGCCCAGCTCCCGCAGTCGGTCCACCACGCCGGAACCCATGCCAATGACGTCCACCATGATCTCCTGCGGGCGAAGGTGCGTCGGGAGGCCGTCGTATTCCGCCTTCACCCGGCCCACCGTCTGCATCAAGTCCAGTCCCTGCCAGCGTGACACCTCGGTGATCACCGCCCCCTGACGCTTCGCCAGTGCCGTCTTATCGCTTCCGAACCTCGCGACGTCGAGGCCCCACACCTGCGGCCCGTCTGCTTCGATGTCACGGTTCGACGCCGCGTCCACCAAGTGAAATGGTATGATCGTGTCATCGTCCGCCAGCGGGAACTCGCCGAGAACCCTGATCCTGAATGCGTTGCTGTCCTCGCCGTAGCGGAGCTTCATCTCCTCGACGAACTCGTCTGACACCAGAGGGCTGTCTACGCAGCTCCAGTGGAACGTTCTCCAGCTCCCCTTGAGGCGCGTCTGGGTCTCGTAGAATGTGCCGCTGGATCTCGTCGGGTTGGAAAACAGCATCGTGATCGCGCTGTGCCCGCTCATCGACCCGGCGGCGGCCTCGAACACCTGCTCAGGCACGCCCGACGCCTCGTCCACCACCAGCATGACGTTGTCGGAGTGTACGCCAGCCAGAGCCTCCGGCGTCTCAGCTCTCGACGTCCTCGCCGAAATAAACGCCTCAGACGGAGCGGCCAGAAGCTCCACGCGATCAGACTTGACCTCCAGAAGCACCCTCAGTGGGTCCGGCAGCTCCGAGATCCACCGCTTCAGCTCCGCGAACAGGGCGTCAAACAACTGCCCGCTGGTCGGCGCAGTCACCACCACTTTGTTCGGGAAGCGCAGGAGGACAAACCACAGCATCGCCCAACTGGCCGCCGTGGACTTCCCCGTCCCGTGGCCTGACCGGACGGAGATCTTCCTCTCGACCTTCACCGCCTCCAAAAACTCCGCCTGATACGGCAGGGGGCTGGCCCCCAGCACATCCCTGACGAAGCCGACGGGGTCGTCCGCATACAGATCGACAAATTCCTCGAACGGGTTGTCACTCATGCTCAATCGTCTTCATTTTCTTCATCGCGCCGAGGTGCAGCTCATTGATGTTGATCGTCACGTTGTCCTTCTTCGGGGCGAACCTGTCGGGGTTATTCATCGACGCCATCCACTTTCGCACCGAGACCCTCTCCTTCGCGCGCTGGACCTGCGCCGACGTCAGATCCCCATGCTCGGGCAAGTCGTCCACAATCGTCAGGCACTCCTCCGCTAGCGCGTCCGCGTGTAGCCGCCGCCCCTCGTCCATCTCTGCGGCAAACTGGGAGTTCAGCATCCGCGACAGGAACGACCGCGAGCAGCCCAGCTCCTCCGCCAGCCCCTTCACGGTGCCGCCCTTGGCGATGTAATCGACCAGCTCCATCGTCTTGACCGCGCTCTCTACTCGGCGTTTCAGCGGACGTCCCGGCATAAAACTCTCCTCAAAAAATTTTCTGGCAAGCCCACACTACGGAACCCGCCCCCCCATGGCAAACCGATCCAAAAACGCAACGAAAAATTGGTGCGTGTGGGGGTACATATGCAGCCGCCCCCCGCCGCGCCCCACACCGGGGGGGCCTCTCGCCTCAAGTTTCGCCCCAATCTGTCCTATATCTCCCGTCTGGGTTGTGTGATCGGCGTGTTATCGGGGCCTAAAAGAGTTAAGCCTTTGATAACACTCAATAACCGCATTTAACATAATGACTATTATCGGCGGTATTATGTTAAATGCACCGTGTAATAGCTCGCGCGCGCGTGGCTGCGTTGGCGGGCCGCTGCGCCTGTGCGCCTGATACAGCCCCCTCGGTGCAGTCACAGCAGGTGATCATGGCCGTAGGCGGCGAGCAGGCAGGCCTCCGCCACGCCCTCGTCTTTCTTGAGCTTGACGTACTTGCTCACCTCATCACCGAAGCGCAGGCGTGCGGCGTCGATGCTGGCCTGCTTGTCACGGGTCAGGTGGAATGCCTTCTTCCAGACCGAGGGCGTCACATGCTCCACCCTCCGGCCCGTCGCAATAGCCAGAGCCTCGACGGCTCCGAACATCCTACCGAACTGGAAGCTGCTGCTCACGCCCTGCCTCGGCATGGCGTGGACATGCTCCAAGACAAACAGAGCGCCGCCATCTAGGTGGTCGTACATCCACTCGTGCAGGACGGAGCCGTCAACCGCTGGCTTTCCGCGCACGAAGACGGTCGGCATCCGCATGGCGTCAATCAGACTGCCGTCCCTCAAGACGGCGAGGCCTCCGGTAGCTCCCGGATCAATACCGAACACAATCATCTGTTGAGGTCGCTGGTTGGGTGTGCCATCTCTGTCTCCATGGTTTCGTCGCCATAGACCCTATTGGGTCACCGGCCCTCGGTCAAGCGCGTCACCGCTCTCCAGACCGAGGGCCGCTCTCTCTCCCCACCCCCGATCCCACCCCAGCAGGGGCAGGCAGTAACTCCCCCCTTTCGCGCAGTGCAGATACGTAGTGGAAGGGGTAGTTTACTACCCCTACTTGCCTGCATTTTGCAGCAACCCGATTTACTGTTTGTTTCCAACGGCTTACTGGTACTGCAACAAAGTTGCACCTAAATAAAGTTGCACCGACTAACCCATTGAAAACAAACAAACTAACTGGTGCAGAAAGTTGCAACCACCCCAAAGTTGCACCAAAGTTGCACCACTTCTGCACCGTCATCTGATGTACACCTCGAAGGCTGTCTCGCCCTCCTCGAACGTCGCTGAGATGGTGAGCTTGTCTATCTTCACAGGCTCCGAAAACAGCGACAGGATGGCGCTCCACTTCTTCGTTGAGGCCTTCGCGTCCTTTGCCCAGACTGTGCCTCCCGGCAGCTCTATGCCCTCCATCTCCCGGTTGACCGACGTCCTGTTGTGCGTGCCATTGCCGAGCTGGTCGATCAGGATCTGGCCTATCTGAAGCGTCTTCAGCCGGCGGTCCTTGTCCTCTGCGGCAGCCGTCATGTTGACCGCAGTCTGGCTGTCCACGTAGTGCGCCACCGGTATGTCACGGTCGCGAGATCCCGGCTTGATGTCGTAGTACAGGTCCAGTCTGGCCGGGCACTTCTTCACCTTCAGGAGCTTCATCCTGACGATGTTGGGCACCTCCGGGAAGCGGTCGTGGTCACGAGACTTTGCGTAATAGGACTGCGCCTCGTCCGCCTTACCCGGCGGCAGGCACGGCGTCAGGGTGCCGGACGTCTTGACTGCGCCAATGTTCTGCGACGACCCACGCTGGGAGAACTGGTCGTCCCGGTGCCAGTCCGGCCTCTTGCCCTCCGGAGGCTTGCCCGTGTGCGCCCAGTACAGGACCGCGACGCCCGCCTTCTGCGCTATCAGCTTGAATGCGCGGTTCAGCTTCTTGGCGTCGGATCTGTCGTTCTCGTTGCCGTCGTTAAATTCTGTGATTGGGTCTGCGATCAGGAGGTCGATCCCGGCGGCCCGGATCTCGTCCGCGATCTTGTTGACCAGCGGCATGTTGACGACGAGGTCTGTGAAGTTCAGCTCCGGGTCTCTCTTCTTGATCACCAGAGATATGCCCTCCTCGTGCCGGTCCAGTATCTCCTCCCCCATGGTGATCAGCGTGCCGTTGGGCCTGAGGCCCAGCTCCCGCTGCGCCTCCCTCACGTGCTGGTTCAAGTCTGCGGCCTCCTCCTCCGCATTCATCCACGCCACATTGAGTGGCCGGTCGATCTCCGGGAAGCCCGCGACCTCCGCCTGCCCGTCGATGAAGGCGGCCACCCACAGCGCCGTCAGCGTCGTCTTTCCGACGCCGGACTGCCCGATAATTGCGCCACTGCCCTCCACTCTCATGAAGTTCCGAACGAGCCACGGCTTCGTGTCCTCGTCCTCCTCAGTGAAGGCACCGAACATCTCGCCCTCATACGTAGACGCCCGCCTCGCGGCCTTGACCGGAGCGGGCATGATGGGAACCTCCCCGCTGCCCTTGAGCAGCTCGACCATGCGCTCTGTACCCATCTCCGCGCGCCGCAGCTTGAGCGGATAAGACAGCGCCCGCACCAACTCCCCGTGCCAGTCTCCGTGCTGGTCCTGCCGGGCCTCCAGAAGCTCCTCCATCCGATCTGACGACAGGACGTCGCCGTAGTCTTCCCGGAACAGCTCTGAGAACGTATCCGTCATCCACTGCATGTCGCTCAGTTGGCTCTTCGGTATCGCCTGAACGAAGTCGTGCGTCAGGCGCAGGAGGGCGTCGTGCCGGGAGGCCGTCTTCCCGTCAGATCTCATGCAGGCGTCCGCGTCCCCTGAGGACATCATCGCGCCCGTCGTTGTCGCGCCTCGGATCTGCTCTCTCTGCGTCAGAAGGTGGTCGTCTGGCTCAACGAGATCGCTCATGGGCACGTCGGTCTCGACCGAGTAGCCGGAGCCTTCCGTCGGCCAGATGAAGTAGAAGCCCTCGCCAATGCCCTCGCAAGATCCCATTGGATTGCGCGCCCACTTGCGGCCCTTTGGATTTAGGAACAGGTAGTGCAGGCCGCCGCTCTTCGTCATGTGGACACGCACATCTGGCAGCCGGTCCAGCTCCTCCGCAAAGTCAAAGACCATGTCGCTCTCGTCGGCCTTGTACAGATCGAGGTCCAAGACGAAGAGGTCGTTCAGCTCTCCAGCCGGGACGCCGACGAGGGCGGCAGAGGAGTAACTGAACAGCTCCTTCACCTTGTCAGGATCAGACGTCGCCTCGTCCCGCCACGCCGTGAGCGGCTTCTTGTCCACGCTGCACGGGAATACTTTCAAACCAAACTCTTGCACTATTCGCAGTGCTTCGTTTATTATAGTGTCAGACATTGCTTCGGTTTTCCTCCCAAGTGCCGATAAGGTGTTGATTGTACATCTAGTTCTCCTCTCTCTGGGTATGTGCAAGGCCCCCGCTTCCGACCGAAGCGGGGGCTTCCTTTTATGGTCAACCCTCGCACCATACGTCAATACCCCTCTTTTCTGGTTGACGATATACGTCACGTTTTGTAGAACGGTGACTGCAATCGCAATGGAGCAACGAAGCAATGATCGACCTATACCCCCACCAAATCCAAGGCGCTGCCTTCCTGTCCAGCCGCAAGTTTGCGGGCCTGTTCGCAGGCATGGGAACCGGCAAGACGCTGACCAGTCTGGAGGCCGTACGGCGCGTTTGGGACAAAGTAGATCTGGGTGACGTACTCAATACTATAAGTCCAACGAAGACGCCGTTCACTGACTATGTAGACGGAGACATGGACGATTTTGAGTGGCCGGTAATCACCCGCGCAGATCCTGCCGCGCCCAAGCCATGCCCAAACCGTCGCCGCGTCCTGATCATCGCGCCGCCCATCGCCCTGCCAATGTGGCTCCGGGAGACGAGGGAGTACCTCGACGTATCTGCTGACGTATCTGACATCCTGAAGACCGGCAAGACATCGATCAAGGTGGACCAGCAGATACTCGTCGTGAGCTACGCCATTGCCGCGAAGCGCTCCGAGGAGCTGCGCGACTGGGTCGCAGAGGGCGTCGTCATCGCAGACGAGAGCCACGCACTGAAGAGTGCCAAGGCAAAGCGCACCAAGGCCATCCTCGGTCGCGGCGGCGTCGTCTCTCAGGCCGCGCATAGCTGGATGCTGACCGGCACCCCGATCACGCGCTGGAACGACGATATGTTTGCCTTCCTGTGCCGCGCAGACCGTAAAGGTATGGTCGAGCGCAGCATGGCTACAGCCGAGCGATTTCAGCTCCGGTACACAGTCCGACAGTCTCGCAAGTTCGCGGGCGCTCGCTTTCCGGTGCAAATGGTGGTCGGTAACAGAAACACCGACGAGCTTGCCGATTGGATTTACGGCGAGGGCCACGCTCTCCGGTTCGACTTGGACGAAGTCTTCAAGGACATGCCGCCGCTGACTGTAAACAGCTACACCATTGGCCTCGACGCAGATCCTGAGCTGAAGGCCATGCTCAAGGAACTGGAGAGGCAGTCTATCTCAGATCTGCGCCAGAAGCTGGAAGCGAAAGAGCCTGCGCTGGCGACCGTCCGCCGCCGTCTCGGTGTCGCCAAAGTCAAGGCCGCAGCTCAGGAGATCAAGGACCGCGTCGAGAGCGGCCAGAAAGTTCTCGTCGGCGCGTGGCACACAGCCGTGATCGATGAGCTGTACGCGGCGCTGGGAGGATGTACCCGAGCCGTTATCGATGGCCGGACGAGCGCGGGCAGCCGCGAGACGACTGTCTCCGAGTGGAACCTTGGAAACGTCGATGTCTTGATCGGGCAGATCGCCGCCATGGGCGTCAGCCTGAACCTACAACAGGGCGGCAACCAGATCATCGTCGTGGAGGAGGACTGGTCACCGTCCGTGATGGACCAGTTCTATGCGCGCCTTTGGCGCTTTGGTCAGGAGAAGCACGTCCACGTAGACGTCCTGCAGAGCGAGAGCAAGCTGGACGCGGCGCTGTCGAACATCAGCAACACGAAGCGCAGGCAGCACCAGATATTCAACAACATTGGGAAGGCACACACAGATGCTGAGTGATCTGATCAAGCACGGCGGCGACATCATTGACGCCGCCGACGACAAGTTCGACGACGGCGAGAGGAGGGCGTACATGAATGCGTCCGAGGCCCTCGGCTGCATCCGTCGTCAGTGGTACTCAAAGCACCGACCGGAGGAGGGCGCACCGCAGAGCTGGGGCTTTGCCCGCCGTGGACGGGGCGTCGAGCGTCACGTCGTCGAGTGCCTGCTGGCGGCAGGTGTAGATCTGCGGCTCGCTGGCGACGTGCAGGAGCAGGTGTTCTCAGATGAGCATATGATCTCGGCGACACCCGACGGCGTGCAGGTCACCAACTCAGCCTTGATCGGTACTGAGTTCAAGTCGATTGATCCGCGCACCAATCGCGCCAAGCTGCCAAAGAAAGAACACGTCGCGCAGCTCCAGATCGGCATGGCGCTGGTTAGCTTGATTAAAGGCCAGCTCGGACTGCCAGACCTGCCGTTTACGAATGGCGTCCTCGTCTACACTGACGCTTCGAATTGGGACGATAGCGTGCAGTTCGAGGTCGATCACAATCCTGACATCCTTGATGATCTGAAGCCGCGCGCGCAGAAGATCCTGCGGTCGAAGTCTGCGGGACGCCTGCCGAGGGAGGGGAAGACGAACGGCTACGAGTGCCGGTACTGCGCGTACACCGCAGTGTGCGGCGTGGAGACGACCACCACTGAGACCACTGACACCAGCCGAGCCAACCGAGGCTCTAAGCTGGAGACATTTGTGGACGCCTACTCAGAAGCAAAAGAGCGCAAGGCCTCCGCAGACGAAGACCTCAAGAAAGCCAGCGAAAATATCAAAGCAGAGCTGAAGACCAGAGGCACGACGTCGGTAGACATCGCCGGTAAGCACCTAGAGATCAGCCCCGTCGCGGGGCGCAAGAGTTTGGACAGGAAGGCTGTCCAGAAGGCGGGGATAGACTTATCGCCCTACGAAACCGTCGGAGCCGCGAGCGAGCGGCTGACGGTCAAATAGCAACTGCAATCATGGAGATTAAAATGGCAGGCGCATTAGCAAAATTTGCACAGAGCGGCGCACTACAGATGAGCGACGCAGACGCGGCAGCGGCCCTACGCAGATCCGCTGACACTAGCAGCAGTGGTGGTGGAGGAGGAGACTTTGAGTTTCTGTCTTTTTCCGGCAAGAAGGGCACGTACAGTCTCGGCAGAGACAAGGCAGATGTAGCTGCTGACGACCTGTTTGTCGTCGAGCCTTTTGCCGCCGTGGAGGGCTGGACCTGCTGGAAGGGTGGCCGCCCCGTCGCCAAGCACGAGTGGTCTGCGTATGACCTATCCGGCGCTGTACGTCCCGCTGACCTTGCAGACCACGGCCCCTACTTTGAGAATGCCGGCGAGGGGGGGAAGCCCCTGCGCGGTATTGGCCTGCTGTCGGAAGACGGAAAGATGATCAAGTTCACGCTCAACAGCGTCTCTGGTCTCAATGTCTTTGCAGACTTGAACACCGATATCGCTGACCAGTTGGCTGCTGGAGATCCGTCGATACCGGTCGTGTGCCTCTCGGTCGAGGAGTTTACGGCTCAAGGTCAAGTCAACAGCAAGCCTGTGATCTCGGTTCAAGGATGGGTGACGAGGGACGAGGTCTCGGCCTACATGGCCGCCGAAGTCGGATCTATGGACGACCTGCTGGAGGGAAAGTACGCCCCGGCTGACCAGCTCGAAGCTCCAGAAGAGGAGCCTGAAGCTCCCAAGAAGCGCCGCCGTCACCGCGCCGCAT